AGCAACCGGGTGTTCTTCCGCATTGAATTGCAGGTGCCTGGGGACGTCCCCGTGCACCAACGCGCCTGTCGTCACCATCTCGGTGTACAGCAGCGCGTGGCGCGTTAGGAGGCGGTGGAAATAACGGCAATGGCGGTCCGTCCAATCCATCATCGGGGCAACACTTAAACGCCACCGCCCCTGAAGATCACCTTTACCAATGAAATCCTCGCCGCTTCCAACTGTCTGATTCACGCTGATTTGCTCACTTTCAAGCCCATTTAGTGCAACGGGTGTAACATCCAGTGCAACAAAACTTTTGATGTTGCACCAGCATGGGGACAATTCTCTCACGCAAGCGTAAAGACGGGACTATCGGCCATACGGCGCTGATCCGCCTCAAGAAGAACGGCAAGATCATATATTCCGAGACCGAGACCTTTGACCGCAAGCCCGCTGCACAGGCTTGGCTGAAGAAGCGGGAGACCGAGCTGGCCATGCCTGGTGCATTGACCAAGCCAACAGATCCGCTCCTGAAGGATGTGATCAAGCAGTACAACGAGGACAAGCTGCGACCGCACGGCAAGACAAAAGACCAGGTGCTGCGCACCATCAGCAACTCGGAGCTGGGCGAGCTGAAGTGCTCGGAGGTCACCAGCCAGGCGATCATGAAGTTCGCCCAGTCGATTGATGCCCAGCCGTCAACGCGGGGCAACTACATATCGCATTTGGCATCGGTGATGGCGGTGGCCAGGCCAGCGTGGGGTTACCCGCTCGATAAGCAGGCTATGGACGACGCCCGCGTAGTGCTGGACAAGATGGCGTTGACCGGTAGGTCCCGGCAGCGCACTCGCCGCCCTACACTGGAGGAGCTGGACAAGCTGATGAAGTACTACACGGTGATGGAGCTGAAGCGCCAAGACAGCATCCCAATGACACGGGTCATCCCCTTCGCTATCTTCAGCACGCGCCGCCAGGAAGAAATCACCACCATAGTGGGCAAGGACCTGGACAAGGCCAATCTGGAGGTAATCGTGCGGGACATGAAAAACCCCGGCGAGAAAATCGGCAACGATGTGGCCACCACGCTCACGCCCGAGGCATTGCAGTTCATTGAGCTGCAGCCGGCGACTCAGGGCCGGATCTGGCCTCACAACGCCGACTCTATCAGCGCGTCATTCACCCGGGCCTGCGCATTCCTGGGTATTGAGGATCTGCACTTCCACGACCTACGCCATGACGGCATCAGCCGCCTGTTTGAGATGGGTTGGAGCATCCCCCGCGTTGCCTGCGTGTCTGGTCACCGGTCGTGGACCAGCCTGAAGCGGTACACACACCTGCGGCAAGTAGGGGACAAGTATCAGGACTGGAAATGGCTTCCCAAGATGGCGAATCTGTGAAATTCTGTGGATAACCCGTGCCAACCGGTGGACAAACTGTGTGCACTGTATGAATAACCAGAAAACACTACCAGCAGGGTCTTGCGGTGCCAACAAACACCATATATAGTGCCGCCAGTTACAAATGCAAAAGGCCAAGGTTGCACCCTTGGCCTAAGCACCCCCAACACCATTGGCCGGGGGGAAACTCACTGTGACGTGAAGCTTTGTATCTTGCCACGAAAATGGCAAAAACGGCCAATGGAAAACCCTAAACCCGCATGTCGGGAGATTGGAAATTACCGTGGCAATTAAGAAAATCGATTTTTTCCGCGATTCAGGTACAGGCAAGTTTGTGACTGAGAAATACGCAGATAGTCACAAACGAACTACCGAACATGAAGTTCGCAAGGTTGTAGTGCAAACCCCTAAATCAACGGACACTAAGAAGAAGTAAGCAAGAAAGGCCCACCGAACCATGACAATGCGGTCCGGTGGGCTGTCATTTCAACTGCGCCGGCCGTACGCCTGGCCAGCTTCATACGCCGCTTTCAGCGCGGCCTCAATCGACCACACAGCCAGATCATGAAAATCCAAGCTGTCTGATTTGCGCTCATTCAGCGTTTCGAGACCGAGGTGTTTTCGGGCGATTTGCTCCAGGATGTTGGCTTCGGTAGTCATTTTCCAAAATACTCCAAAATCTCCTGCAGCCGATCCTCAACAGCACTCAAGTCACCAGTGAACGCCCAATTTTCGGGCTGGCCAGCGATCTTTTTTGCATGTGCTTCAAGCGCCGTGCCGATGGATGCCAATAGTGCTTTTGCGCGGACTTGGCGGGCTGCGTAGTCGCGTTGGGCGGGAGTAGGTGTTTTCATGGTTTGCCGGGGTAAATTGCTTGTGGTGCCACCAGTACCGCTCTGGTGGCCACGGAAGTCAACGCCGGGCGCGAGTATCCCCACGCCGTGGTCTGACATCAAAACAGTCCAACGGGCTGGCTGGCCACATCCCAACTGCTGATGATCAGCTCGATGCGATCAACGCCCTGCCCGCCTCCCACCGTGTACTTGATCGGCACCTCCTCGGTGTGAAAGCCCGCAAAGCAGCGGCGAATGTCCGGGTGGTCGTTGATGCTCAGCATGGCCTTGCCTTTCATCTTGCGCATGATCTCGGCCATGGCTTCGTATTCGGCCCAGGGGAACGGCACGCCGTAACCTTCAACCTCCCAATACGGCGGGTCCATGTACATGAAGCTGTGCGGACGGTCGTACCGACGTATGCACTCTTTCCAGTCCAGGCGCTCGATGTAGGCGCTGGCCAGGCGCAAGTGGGCCATGCTCAGTGACTCCTCGATGCGCAGCAAATTGACCGCAGGGGCCGTGGTGGCCGTGCCCCAGGTCTGCCCCTGCACGCGACCGCCAAAGGCCTGGTGCTGAAGGTAGTAAAAACGGGCGGCCCGCTGTATGTCTGTCAGGGTCTCGCTGGGCGTAATTTGCGTCCACTTGAAGATCTCGCGACTGCTGAGTGCCCACTTGAATTGGCGCACGAACTCTTCCAAATGGTTTTGGACCACGCGGTAGAGGTTGACGACGTCGCCATTGACGTCGTTGATGACTTCAACTTCAGCCGGTTGACGTAAAAAGTAAAGGGCCGCGCCGCCTGCAAACACCTCGACGTAGCAAGTGTGCCGTGGAAAGCGCGGGATGATGATGTCGGCCAGACGGCGTTTGCCGCCGAGCCAAGGAATGATGGGAGATGCCATGGTTGTGAGTAGGTCCAGTGGGGTTGTTACACTTGGCCCGCCTCCCGGGAGGTGGCAGGGCCTTGGCTGGCTCACGGCTAGATCGTGGATTGGCGGCTGGTTTGGGTGTTGACGCACCCAGGCCGGTCGCTCTGTCTTTACACCTGGTGTAAAGACGGGAAATTCAGTTCTGCGCTCTTACTGTGTAGACGTCTGCACGGCAGCTGATGTAGGCGTCGTTGATGTCGTCGGCTTCCCGGATTCGCGCTCGAAGTAATTCAGAAAACTCTGCTGAAAGTAGCCCACCGGTTTCGGTAGGGTCTGCTGGACGATCACCGGAGGCGGCGGGATCTGCACCCGGGGTGCTACTACCACCGCCCCCACATCGAGCGGCGTGGGGGTCGCGCAGCCGCCCAGCAGGGTCAGCAGCACGGCGAAGGCGATCAGACAGGTCAACGACAGTTTTTTCATTTTTGGCATCCTTGATGTTTTGGGTGTTTGTGATGTCCTGCAAGGCCTGTTCGGCCTTACGGGTTTCCTGGATCTCGCTGGCCAACGTTTCCGCCGCCTCGCGCTTGACCTTCTCGATTGCGGCCAGGTCTTCGGCCTTGGCCCGGTCGTAGCCGCGCCCCTCGACGTATTGCTCGGAAAAATACAGCCCTGCGAGCAGCGCCAGCACGGCGGCAATGCCGGCGGCTATTTTGATGAGGCCTTCTGTCATGCCAATGCCTCCCCTGCCAGATCTGTCAAGTGCTCGCGATCAGCCAAGCCGATCAGCCCACCGTTCACGCGCCTGGTAACCTTTTCCGGGTCACCCAGCATGCTGTCGGGGATGCGGTCTTCCCACCAGTGGATGCAGGCCTCCAGCGCAAAGTGCGGCTGCTCCAACAATTCGGGGCTGTTGACCAGGTCTTGTCCCATCAGCACGCCCACATGGCCATAGTTGTCTTTGCCGGTCAGCCCGATCGGTGTGCGGGCGCGATACCGCCAACCATCGCCGGGCGCGGTGTTGCCCATGCGACCACCATAGACGCAGTTGGCCAGCGCTTCAGGGTTGCGGGCATAGGGTCGGGCATCGGCTAGCGCGGGGAAGCGCGTGGGCCACACCTGGCACAGACGCTCGGCGCTGTAGTTCATGTTTTCGGTCAGGGCCTGCAGGCGGTCGCTTTCGTGCAGGATTTGGCCGAGGAAGTCATCCAGCTCGGTATCGCCTTGGCTGAAACTCCGAGCAGTGATGACGTCGGCAAAGACGCCAGACCAGATGGCTGCGACGGTCGGCTTGACCTCGCAGCGCATCAGTATTGCGTACCAGGTGGCGGGGGTGCGGTTCATTGAAATTCCTTTAAATAGTGGCGAAAAAAAACCCGCTCAAAGGCGGGTTCGTGAATGGAAGTCGTGGTGCCGAATTTTTGGTCAGCCCTCCTTTACTCGTGTCCGAATGATGAGCACAGCAAAGCCCAGCAGCACACACACCTCCGCCAGCGACGGACTGAGGTGAGCGATGATTTGGCTCGACTTGGCTCCTATCCCCAGCGGCTGTAAAAATGGGCCAATGAGGGCACCGCCCGCGCCCATGGCCAAGAGCAGCCACGCCAAAGCCTTGAGGCCATCGACCAGGCGCACGCGGGGAGATAGGCCCGGTGCAAAGGGTGCTGTGCGCTCCAACTTATTGAGGGCTTCGGCCATGACGATGAACGCCGCAATGCTGTGGATGATTTGCATTGCGGTCATGGCTTGGCCTCCAGTCCTGTGCTGCCCGGTGGCGGGGCCAAGCGGCGAATCACAAAATTGAGCACCTGTTGCGCACCGCCACCCACCGCACAGGCACAGCTAAGCAGCAATGAATCTGGCACATTGGACAGGAGCAGTACCAGCGGCGTGAGGTACCCAGCTGTAATCGCGCTGGCCATGGCGACCATCATGCGGCGCACCGTTGTGCGCATGAGGTGGAGCCAAGTGTCGGTGTCGCCGGGAACAGTGTTGAGCAGAATGATGCCCACAAGCGAGCCCAATAGCCCGGCAATGAGCACATCTGCGCGTAGGCCCAGCGGCACACCAAATAGCGTGAGCATTGGCAGAGTCAGGCCGGATGCGGCCAAGGTGGCAACGGCCACGGTGGTGGAAGTTGGCTCAGGCATCAGCACCTCCGCTGAATAGCACCCGTGCATTGCTCACAACAACCCAGGCGTAAGCCGCAGCGCAGAGGCCCAGCAATTCCACTGGAAATCCAGGTCCGTACACCAGCAGACCGGCGATAAATGCGCCCTTGACAAGCACCATGCCTGGCACAAGGCCAATGGCATCAAACAGGCGCCGGAGCACCGGGTTTGCCTCTGCGCCCTTGCCAGAAGTGATGCACATGTAGGTTGTCACGATGTCGCCCACTTGCAGGGCGGCGATGATGTAGATCAGAATTTGAACCATGCGTAGACTCCGGTTGGGATGCCAAGTACCAAGAAAATGATGATGGCGTTGATCACGTCCTCGCGGATCTCTGCGGGTGTGCGTTTGTATGTTTTCATGCTGCAGCCTCCAGGGCTGTAACACGCTCTGCCAAGGCTTCGATAATGCCTTGCTGCTCTTGCAGCGCTTTAATCAACATGGGCACAAAGATGCTGTACTTCACAGACTTTGTTGTTTCGCCCGTGGCTTTGCGCTCAAACTTGGCAGGCACCTCAACGACTTCCTCAACGGCTTCCATGATGGGTACACGGTGGGTTGCCTGCCGGTATTCAGCGGGCTTGAATGGTGTTATGACTTCACCATCTTCGTCCAGCACCTCGGGCTGCTCCGCTACTACCTGCTCCATGACTGGCATGCCCGTTTCGTCAAACAGCGGGTGGTCCTCAAAAAGGGGCACTGCCTCCATCGTAGTGATGGGCAGCTTGCGCCACTGTCCGTCCACCAGAGTAGTCTCATAGCGCACCGATTCGCGCAGTTCTGTCTTTTGCCGCTGGGTAACCCGCACTTCTGTGCGTGCGGGCTCAACCTCAACGTCGATGCAGTCTGGTGTTTCTTCAATCAGCCCCGGCGAGATTTCCTCCAGCTCTTGCGCGATTACGCCGATCTGCTTATGCGTCGGGTCCGTCTTGAGGTTGTAATTGACGATGCGGACCTTCAGCAACTTGGCGAGCTTTGGTGTCGCGTCAGTGATGTTTTCTTTGAGTTTTATGTCTGAAATAGCGCCGTATGAATTGTTTGTGTTGACTACGTTGCCGTTGCCCTGCACGATGTATCGCACATATGACCCGCCGTCGTCAGCCCCCACAAAAAACGAATCACCGACCCCGCCTGAGACATTGGTGAGTTGTACCCTCAACCCTTTGGGCGCACTGGCGGAGGTGTTGTTGATAATCGTAGCGAAGCCATTGGCTGCGTCTTTGTTAATTGTGTGTGTGGCTCCACTCGTCACCCCCACCAGCAGGTTGCCATCAGATGTAAACCGGGCGACAGGCGTGGTAAAGGTTGTGCCGCCTTGCGTTGTGCTTGGGATAATATCGAATGACCCTTCTGTCAATAGATCGCATCCAATGGTCCAATTTCGCGTAACGCTGAATGACCGGCTTGTCATAAATCGTTGCATTGTTCCCGCCCCAGAGTGCAGGGTAAGTACATCGCTGATGCCGCTACCGGGGGTGCCCAAGGTACCCCTATCCGTCGCGGTCAGCGCCCCAGTGACCGCGAGACCGGTGGGTGAGAGCGTCGCAAGCGTATTCCATGCCACAGGCGCGCCTGCCGTGCCGGGTGCGGCGTACTTAAATGCGTAGCCCCCCGTCCCGGTGTCGAAAAAAACTTGACCAGCGGCTTGGGCGATATCGTAAGTTGGCACGTCAGAGCCGATAACAGAATTGACGTTCCAGCCAAGGTACGAAAACCCATTCAGATTCCCGATGCCGAAGGAGATTTTTTGATTCGCTGCGTTGTAGCGGGCACTGCTTGCGGAGCCGCCCAGGTTTGGTGCAACAGCACTCATCGTCGTAAACGATGCCTCTCTTGGGGTTGCCTGCCCGATTGGCGTGTTGTCCAGCCCGAGCAAAACACTCAGGATTCCAAGCGCGTTGAATTCGTTCTGCAGCGTGACAAGTGCGGCATTCCAGGCATCGGCGCGGGCTGCAAAAGATGCCGAATCGGCGCGACTGGGTGGGGCGGGTAGTGGGGTTAATAGCATGGTGTTTGTGGGTCCGTGGGTGAATAAATCAGGTCAAGCCTTCGACTTCCAGGCTGCAATAGCTCTGTGCCGGGTAGGCCACGTCAATCGAAAAATCGCGGTAAAAACCGAACATGGTTAAGGGCTCGAACCCTGCTGAGTCGGTGCCGAGCCACGCGCAGGGCGTGGCGCGCAGGTCCGCCAAAACGCGTTGCACCTTGTTGAGTTGGCTGTTGGGCAGCATCAGGGAGGCGCTCATGCGTTTGCTGTAGGCGCGCCTCACAAACGTGGTGACACCCAGGGCATCGGTGTCCTTGCGGCTGTAGTCTGTGATGCTCGCCGTGGCGCCGTATTGCGTGTCGCCCAGCACGTACACCGTACCGGCGATCAGGATGCCGCACTTGGCCGTGCCACCGCTGCCCACTTCCACGGTGATGTGGGCATCTCCGTAGGGGGGGAGATCGGTCAGCACCACGTCCGCAAGCTGCACCGAGGACTCGAAATAGTACTGGTACCAGTCCGCAATGATGGTGCCGTCCAGATCCTTGGTGTAGGTGTAGACCACCGGGCCACTCAGACCGTCGCGCACAGTCACGGCAAGCGTGGCCCCCTCAAGACCGAACACGGCCAGACTGTTGACGTAGCCCGGTTTGATGACCACGGTGAGCGCCGTGGCCTGCGCCGACTGGGTGCTGATCTTTTCGTCAAACATCGCCCACTTGTTGGTGGGTCCAACATCAATCCAGTACAGCGGGCTACTGGCGGGCGGGTGGTTGGTGTTGGGGTCCACGATGCACTGGTAAATGCGCCCTGCAGCGGCCAATATCACGCGGTCGTTGAGCGCATAGGTGGTGACACTGCTCCACTCGCTATGGGCCTCTGTGGCGGTGCTGCTCACCAGGTTGGCGCTGGTGATGGGGGTGGGTTTGACGACTTTCATGCGGCCACCGTTGTTGCGATTGCATCGCCATTGGGAGTAATGTTTGTCAAGATTTTTGCGGTCTTTCCCGTATTGCTCGCCGTGGCGCGTGCTTCAAGGCGAAGGCCAACTAATTCACTGGTCAGCGCTTCGTTCTGCTGCACCAGGCGCTCCACCAGCGCTTCAAGGCGGGCGGTGTTGCCACCCTGCCCGCCACCAAATCGGGCATGCACACCCAGGCGCCCGCCGATGTTGGCCAGCGGCAAGATGCCTTCGTCCCCTGCCTCACCCATCAAACCCATGTTGAATACGGTCGGACGGGAAACCACCCCATTGGTAAACGCTGCACCCGTAGCAAACGCCGGTATCGACTGCCCCGTCAGCGCAGCAATCACCGCGTGCAGGCCTGCAGCGGTCTTGTCGGCTCCCGCATTGATGGCCGCAGTGATGATTTTTTCGGCGCTTTGGCTGGAGGCGTCCAGAGCGGCAAGCGTGGCATCGATGTTGCCCAGCATCGCCAGGCTATCGGCCTGGTAGTTCATCGGCTTGGTGTCTTCCAGCAGCTTGGCAATGCTCTCTGCCTGCGCTAGGTAGCTGTCCACTAAATTGGATTTGCCCGTTTCGCCAAGTTTGTCGATCAGCGGCCCCAGCATGCTGTTGAGCTTGTCGCCGTAGCTGGCCAACGTGGCGCCGTCGCCCTGGGCTGCAAGCGCCAGGCTGTACGCGCTGGAAAACTTGCCCTGCAGCTCCGTCACTTGCTGCTCTGGCGTCTTTTGGGCGTAGCGGTAGTCGGCAACTGTAGTGCGCAGGCCTGCGGCGCTGGTGCTCATCAGGTCGGCAAGCTGCTTTTGTGCGTCGTAGTACCGGACGGTTTCCTCGCGCAGGCGGGTGAGCTTTCCGACTGATTTACTGGCGTCAATTGCAAAGTTTTGCATCGCATCGGCATATGCGAGGGTGGCTGCTTTGGCCGCATCTTGCGCGGCCTTAAGCATGTCGCCCAGATACACATCAATGCTTGCGCCCATGTAGGCCTTACCCGCGTTGATGATGTCGTAGTTTCTGTCGCCCTCGATGTCTGCGTAGGACACAATCGACCCGGCCCCTACGGGCAGTGCCCCCAAAGACGTTCCCGCGCCATCCGTGCCTCGCCCGGACTCGTAGAATTCTCGGACCCACGCGCGCCCCAGCTGGGTCGCGTTCGGGCCCATGAAGTAATCCATGGCGTAGGCATTTGCAGCCGTCCCGGCAATTTTCCAGTTACTCGCCCGGTCCCGCCACTGCTCAAGCACAGGCAGGGCCTGCTGCAACGCCGCGTTGCTTGGCAGGCTTGTGTTGATGGCGGAGATTCCAGCGTTGATCTGGGTCTTGCTCATCACAGTGGGATTGATGATTTGCAAAGCAGCTTCGCGCAGCGCCACGCGCTCGGCGCTGATGCTGTCGATGACGTCCGAGATGCGGGTGGCCAGGTTCTCAAAAACAAGGCCAACGGTGCTCACAAAGGTCTCGGTGTTGACCGTGGCCAGCGCGGTACTCAGGCCCGCGATGTTGATAACGGCCTTGTCCGCCTTGGTGCGCAGGCCCTCAATTTCGGTGTTGAGCACCAGGCCCGCAAGCTGGGCACCGGAGTACGCGCCTTGCAGCGTGCGCACGCCGGTGCCGAACGTCAGCACGCCGCTGTTTGCATCGCCCATCACCGAGTTGATGCTGCTGAGCGCCCCGGTCGCCGTGACCGTGGTGGTGCCAAAGGTGACCATGGCGCCGTTGATCAGGGCAAAGCCGTACTGCGCATCCAACAGGCGTGCAGCGGTGGTGCTGACGCTGCCAGTGGTTGTGTCCAGCACACCAGCGAGCACGGACGAGTTTTGCCCCAGCTGCACCAGGCTTGGACTGGCAGTTCCCAGTAGCACCAAGGCCATGCCTTGCGCGGCATCAGACGCAGCAAACAGGGCGGTGCTTGTGCCCCCGAGTGCGCCGGTGGAGCTGCTGGACCATGCGCCCATGGCGGCCAGGCCATCGGTCAATGCCCCGGCGCGGACTTGCGCCTCGGTAAGTCCAGTGGCCAGCGCAAGTGTCTTCACCTGGGCGTCCGACATGCCGCCCGACATCGCATCCACCGCGCCACCGGCTTGATTGGCCCAGTAGGCAGCCGCAGACAGGGCGTTGCTTGTGCCTCCGAGTGCGCTTGTGGAGCTGTTGGACCATGCGCCCATACTGGCCAGGCCATCGGTCAGCGCTCCGGCGCGGACTTGCGCCTCGGTAAGTCCAGTGGCCAGCGCAAGTGTCTTCACCTGGGCGTCCGACATACCGCCCGACATCGCACCCACCGCGCCACCGGCTTGATTGGCCCCGTAGGCAGCCGCAGACAGGGCGGTGCTTGTGCCCCCGAGTGCGCCGGTGGAGCTGTTGGACCATGCGCCCATACTGGCCAGGCCATCGGTCAATGCCCCGGCGCGGACTTGCGCCTCGGTAAGTCCAGTGGCCAGCGCAAGTGTCTTCACCTGGGCGTCCGACATACCGCCCGACATCGTACCCACGCCACTGGTCAGATTGCTGATATTGAGTGCGGCCGCATCCAGCGCGGGCACCAGGGCGCGGGCACCTGTGAAGGCATGCATCAAATGGGCCGCCGTGTCGCTGGCCAGTTTTGCGGTCGCGTCGGCGATGTCCCGCGCCATCCGGGCCGTGGCGTCGGCGGTGCTGGCGAATTCGGGCGCAATGGTCAGCAAGGTGGCGTAAGCCCTGCGCCCGGCATCGGTGTTGAGGTCCAGCGTGGCGGCCAGATCCCGCAGCGCGTCTTTGCTGGTGGGCAACGCCAGGCCGACCGCCGACAACGCATCGGTCATCAGGCGTTGGCTATTGGCAACTTTTTCACCCTCGGTGTAGTAGCTGTCGTAAAACGCTTTGCTGCTCGCGCTGAGCTGGTCCAGCCCGCCGAAGGCGTCAGCCAGCTTACTTGCAGCGTCACCGCCAGCAAGCGAAACCTGAAACAGGCGCTGGCGCAAGATTGAAAGCCAGCCGTTTGCCGTAGTGATGCTGCCGGACAGGCGGGCCAGGGTCACACTGGCGGTTTCGCCGTCTTTGGCCAGCTCTGCAATCTTGGGGGCAACCTTTGCAGCCATACCGTCGGCAACACCCTTGAACAGCGATTCAATCGCCTTTTTGTTGGCTTCGGCATCGCTGCCCAAGGCCACGCTGATATCTTGGCTGTATTCCGTGATTTTTTTGGCGTCCAGACCCAAGGCCGTGGCCATGCCTGCGGCTGCGCTCTGCACGCCAGCAAAAGCCGCTGAAAATTGGCGGGTTGTTGCACCGTCAAGCGCACTAAAGTTGCGCCCGCTGCTTGCCCGTGCGCCCCCAATGCCAAAAAACCCACTGGAGCCGTCGTTTTTCCAATCCTGGTAGTTGCTTCCTGAAAAACCTGCGCTGCTGACATGGCCGCTGATGCCGCTGCCAGTCGTGTACTCGTGCCCACCAGAAAATGCGTCATCCACAAAGCCGCCAATCGCGCCTCCAATGGCCGACCCAATAGGGCCGCCAAAGTACGTACCCAGGCCTGAGCCAATGGCTGCGCCCCACTTGCCTTCGCTGGCGAGCACTGCGGTATTGAGATAGCCCAGGGCATCCCCCGCCACCTGCGCATAGTTGCCAATGGCGGAAGTATTGCGACCGATCATGCCTCCCAGCTGCTGCATGCTCTCGCTGGAGGTGCCAGACAACCAGCTCCCCAAGCTGCCCGCGCTGGAGGCCACGCTGCCGCCAAAGTTGGTGAGCCAGCCCAGGCCACTGGTCGCGGTGCTGGCCCCGCTGAACATGCTTGCAATGTCGCCCAGCCCGCCCATACTGCCCGCGTTGGCGGTGCCGCTCATGCCCATCATGCCGGTGATGCCCATGGACACCGGCTGCACAAACACTTTCAGCACGTCCGTTTTGAGCTTGTTTCGGATGGCGTCCCACATGTTTTCGAAAAAGCCCTTGCCGTTTTCAAAACCACGCATCAGGGCGTCGGTCCAGAACTTCTCCGACTCTTCGGCGGCTTTTTGGTTGGCTTTGGCGAGCTCATCCACAGCTTTGGCGTTGGCTTCGCGCGCCTCCTTTGCGCCTATCAGCGTGGCAAGCTCTCGGCGCATGTCTATCTCGCGCTGGATGGCGGCTGCAGCCACATCGTCACCGTAGGACAACTGCACCGCACGCGCCTCCTGCAGGCGGGCAATCTCGACTTGCTCAATGGCCTGGGCCAGGGTGATGTGCTGCGCCGCAGAGATGATTAATGCAGCCTCTTCGTCCTGGAGTTTTTGGACACTCACACCCACAGAATCGGCTGATTTTTCAAGTGCATCAGTGAATTTTTCGTGCTCTTTAACCACGTCTGCGAGGGACTTTGCCTCAGCTTCGTTGGCCGCAGTCACGGCATCACCCATCGCCATAGCAACCTCTCGCCCCATCTTCATGCGTTCTTGCTGCTCTTTAAGTGCGGCGGTATTGGCTTTGACGGCTTTGGCTGTTTCTGCGATTTCACCGACTGTTTCACGCCACTCGACAAAGCCGGGGTTTACAGATCCACGCCCACCTCCTAAACCGCCGTCGGTCAACTTGAAATAGGCTTTTTTGGCTGCATCCAGCATTGCAATTTTTGTATCAATTTCCTGTTGGATTGCACCCTTTTTCCCGAACACATCCATCGTGATGGCGGCCTGGGCTTCGCGCAGATCTGCCAAATCGGATGTCATCCTTTTGATGCTCTTACGCGCCTGATTTCCCTCCCAGTCAAAAAGACGATTTCCGAGTTCATCAAGACCCGCCGATAGGCCGCCCTTTTTCATGGCGTCAATGACCGCATTGATAGCGGGCAGCATGTTGGACAGCAGCGAACGTGATGCGTCCAGAGCGTTTTTTTGCAGCACAAACAGATGTTTATTGAGGTTTTCAGCCTCTTCTGCTTCACGTGTCGTGACGGTCGCGTGCAACTCGCCGGCCTCGGCCAGGTCTTTCAGAAATGGCGCCACTTCTTTCAAGCTCTTGCCAAAGAGTTCTTGCGTGATTCGCGCCTTGTTCGCGTCATCCGCAAACCCGGACAACGCTACAGCCGTCACGCGCATGGCTTCGCCTGGGTCCAGCCTTTTAAGCTCGACCACGCTCAAGCCCAGGGCCTTAAATGCCTTTTCAGCATCGCTACCTGATTTGGCGGCGCTGAGACCCTGGTTCATTTTTACAAGAGCGGTCGATACGGTGTCGAAGCTAGAGCCGGTGCGCCTGGCGACATCCTCCAGGGCGCTGATGTTTTCGATGCTTGCGCCCGTTGCATCCTTCAAATCATTCATGGCGTCAACTGAGTCACCTACCTTTTTGGCGAAACCGACCAGTGCGCCAACGGACAAACCTGCAGTAAGGCCGCCTAGTGCAGCTTTTGCCACGCCAACAGCTTTTTCAATGCTTGCCATAGCTCCACCTACGGAGCGTTTCGCATCGTCCATGTCTTTTTGCAACCGGGCCATATTGGCCAGGAGTTGAATCTCTAGGGTTCCGGCGATCATTTCTTGGGCCTTGTGGACATTAGGGTTCGGAATGCGTTTTGCACTTTTTTGCTCACGTCTTCGCGGGCTTCTTCGGTTATTTCTTTGGTCCACGGTGCGGGACAATCGGGTGCCTCTGCGGCTTGTGACTCGGCCAGGTAGGCAGACGACAGGGATCGCAGGGTTTGCGCCTCCCAGCACGTCAGCACGGTGCCTGTGTTGTCCTGCCAGGCCTTGATCTCGCTGTGAGTGAGTGGCGTATGGCCCATGCCACCAGGCATCGTGGGCCCGGCGTCCCACAGGTAGCCCACCAGGTACTCGCACAAAGGCATGGGCGGGTACTCAGGGATGCCGCCATCGGCCTTGATGGCTTTGAGGCGCGATGGCAGCGGCTTGCCCTCTTTGTCACTCTGCCCGGCATTCAACCAGGCTGTGTGGCGGACGTAGAGGGTGAGCTGTTCGCAGGCAAGGGCAAAAAATTGGCACGCTCACCCAGAAATTTCTCGGCATCTTCGGCAATGTGGCCAATCTCGATGTCGGCGTACACGGCTTTGTAGAGTTCGTAGCCTGCCAGGCCGTCCAGGCCGAAACCGTTGAAGGCTACGGTGCAGGCGGCCAGAAATTCCGCACGTTCAGCGCGTTTTTCTGCCTCGGATTGCTTGCCCTCTGCCTTGCCCTGCATGCGGGCGAAGGCGCGGGTGCTGTTGCGCTCTTCCGCCTTGTGTTTGGCGGCCTGGTACGGCTTGGAGCCTGGGCCATACAGCGCGATGGTCAGAGGGGCACCGGCTTCGTCAAGCTGCGGTTCACCAGCGGCATTGCGCACGGTCATGACAGCGGTAGCGAGGATGGCGAGTTTTTTGATATTAAACATGGTGATTTGCTTTCGTAGGGAGGAAAAATGCCCATACCCACCCCATGCGCCCTACGAAGGCGACATGAGGCGGGCGGTACAGGGATGGCGGTTAGGCCGGGGGTGGGTTAGGCGGCGAGCACTTCGACAATGCCGACGCCAGCGCTTGAGGTTTGCAATTCCAGCTTGCAGGTGGCAGAAATGATGGAGCCCGAGTTACCGGTGCCGACTTTGAAACTCAGAGCCAACGCGCGGAAGTAGTACACATCGCCAGTGGGATGGGCGATCTTGAAACTGTAGTCCGCATCAGACAAGGCGGCAGCTTTCAGCAGCACGGTGCCGGCATCGTCGGTGTTCAAACCCAGCTTGAGGTCAATGCTGCCCTCATTGAAACCGCCTTTTTTCTTGACCGTGCCACGTGAGCCTAGAGGCTTATGGGTGATCAGCTCGAATTCACGGCCAAAGTCGGGAACGTCGGTAATTTCACCAATGGGCACAAAGGTGAGCGCGGCATAGCCAGTGGCGTCAAATGTGGCGGGGGCGCCAAGAACGATGCCGATGGTGGTGCCAGCGGCGGTGGAGACGGAAGTCTGAGCGGTCATACGATTTTCCTTTCAGGTATAAAAAAACCCGCCGGGCAGATGCTGGGCGGGCGGGCTTTTCGCGGGAGCGAAACGGGGTCAGGTGGGCTCAGTAAAACCCACCTTGAAATCTTGGCTTTGCATATAAAAACCGGTGTCGGCATCGTTGAAGTCCGGGCCGGTGGAGGCCAGCAGGACGCTGACGCCACCCACGGCGGCAATAGTCCCCACTTTGTCGCGGCAGGCGTGGCGTACCGCGCCGAGAATCTGTTTTTGCGCCGGGTAGCTGGCCGCTATGACGGTGACTTGCACGCGGCTGGTGCAGTGGAAGGATGCTCCAGGCTTGAGAACTGGGCGGTCGAATCGGCTGACTTCGGTGATCGCCACTGCGGGTAGCGCCGTGCTTTGCTGAACTATGCCCGCCACGATGCGTGCAGCGGGCACCAGGGCCATCAAGGCAGCGTCTGCTACCAGCAGCGCCCGAATGATCTTGACCGCGCTCATGAGGCCTCCAGATCAACGCCCGAGGCATCCAGGCCTTGCTTGGTCAGACGCGTCTTGATGGCTTCGCCCACGGCCAGCAAGGCGGCTTGGGATTGGCTGTCGAGGGCTGGGCGCAGGAAAGGTTTGGGTTTCGCCCCAGGGTGGTGAACCGATTCACCCACAAATTTCCCCCCAATAACCAGACTACCGCGACTGACCATTTTGTTAAATGTCTTCATCGAAATCAATTTGATAATTCCGTTGCGCTTGATTTTCTTTGGACGGGCCACGTCTGGGACCGAAATGAAGTGGGCTGCAGTACCGTACTCAACCCAAATTGCTTGGTTAGCCGGGTCGCCATCTGCCTTCACGGAAGCGTACACAACACCTGACTTCTTCTTCCCGGTTCTCACACGAAGACTGTCACGAAGAAAACCTGATTTAACCGATGAATTCGCGGCTAGATTTTGTCTAGCTGCATCACGCACCACATTGGCGCCCTGCCGAAGGGCAGCACGCATGATGTTGGCTTCCATTTTTGCCGGGAACTGTTCAAGGAAGACCTGCAATTCGCTCAGGCCTTTGACGTAAGTAAATTCGCTCATGATGCCTGCCCATCCGTTGAATATTCTTCTGCCATGAATTCAAGGCCCTCTTTGCGGCCCAATTCAGCAGGGCCGGAGACGATTTGTAGAACGCGATTGCCCCGGCTGAGTTGCACCACGCGCATACCGGTGGTGACCCCTACCAGGTAGCGGGTTCGGATGCGTGCCGGGCGGCTTGCAACACGCATGCCGCTGGTTTGCGACTCGGCTTTGCTGGGCAGCACGTCCTGCACTTGTGCCCAAACGGTGGCAAAGGGAACCCATGCGGCCACCGGTGTCCCGTAGTTCGGGTCTTGTGCCATTTGGCTGACTTCGATACGGATACGTTGGTCAAGTTTTCCAAGCTTCATACCAATCCGCCCCAGATCTTGTAAGGACTAAGCAACTCGTCTGCAAAGCTTTGGGGTAGCGCAGGCCGTTCTGCACTGCGCTCACGCTGCAGATCCAGGTCGCCCAAAGCAAGCAATATCCACTGGACCAGTGGGAGTGGCACCGCTGCAGCATTTGCGTACCCGGCTGTGTAGTCGACCGTGATGCACCCATCCCCAGGTGCAACCGCTGGCCATTGGCTACCCCAAGCCGGTTGGAGCTGTGCGCCCGCGGTCTGGATGGAGGACAGTGCAAACGTCTGCACAGTGCCAAGCGGGTCCCGGTAGTCAATGTGGTCAACCTGCAGCAAGGGCGCAAAGGGCAGTACAAGGGCACTTGGCCAGGCGTCCAGCGTGAGCCGCCAACGCTGTCGGCTCAGGAGGGTGCGCCGGGTGCGATTTTCCGCGTCCATGCGGGCCGTCGCAATGCTGGATTGAAGGTCTGCATCCAGGTCCGCATCCACACCGTCAATTTTCAGGTGCCGCTTGGCCCGTGCAAGGCTCACGGGCTCTTCAGCCGTGGGGTCATTGGCTTGTGCAGGGAGACGCTCGATGTAGATCATTTTTGGGGTGGGTCGGGATTAGGAACAGGGCTGCACTGCTTTTGCTCTGAAATGCGCCCGCTTTGGCAGGCGCATGACGCAACATGGGCGGCTATCAGACGGGAGGATTCGCGGTTGGAATATGACCGGGGTGGCCAAGCAGAGCCACCGCACTCACCAGGGCGGCGGCCGCATTGCCGGTGGGGGTGATGGTCAGGCGCGTGTAACGCAGGCACCCTGTGTAGCCGATCTTGCGGGTTTTGTTGTCATCCGCGTAGGTGAAGGCTGCCAGCGCGGCGGTGCCCAGCAGGTCAGCAGCTGTCACATCCGCTGCATCGCTCAGGTTGGCCGCGCTGCCATGCTCCAGCTTGACGGCAAAGGTGGCGTCGGCATCGGCAATGGAACCCAGGGCGATCATAAAGGTCAGGCTATTGAAGCCCTGGCGGTCAATGATGGCGCTGACTTGGGGCGTATTGTCAGCAACGCTGACGGGGGCAATGGCTGGCAACGGATGCACCAGGTTAAACAGGTCTTTCATGGGGGAACTCCAAAAAAAATGAGGGGGAAATAGGCACCCAGACTGCGTGACACAGGCTGGGCGAACGGGCGGCTGTTAAGCGGCGGTCTTGAGCAGCTTGACGGCTTCGAAGTTCTGCACACCGCCACCAAAACGGCGGCGGAAGTTGAACTTGGTAACGCCTTTTTCTGTGATGTTGTCGCGGATCAGCACAGTGCCGCTACGGTTGACTACCACGTAGGCCTTGCCGATGTCGCCGTAGGCAATGGACAGGCTGTTGGCTGCGACGCCGGGCATGTTGTCATCGATCTCGACGGTGCTGCCCAGCAGGCGGCCACCGAAACCGGCCAGCGGGTCCGGCTGCCACAGGTAGAAAGCACCGGTGCCATCCTTCATCTGGCGCACTTTGCCCAGGGTAGAGTCGTTCATGAGCCATGCTGCGCCAGTGCGGTACTGCGCTTTCAGGGCATGCTGCAAGTCGATGAGGGCGTCGCCGGGGTTGGAGGCTGCAAAGTCGGAAGCACCGCGACTCTTGACGTAGCCGATCTTGCCCCAAGCGTAGTTGGCATTGGCTACGGTGTCGTAAGCCAGCAAACCGCGTGCGCCCTGGACGCCGTCGCCCACCGCGTACTCATAAGCGGCCAATTCGGCAAAGGCGATGGCGGCTTCATTGGACAGGTCTAGCTCCAGGGCGTAGTCGGCATCGTCCAGCGTTTCGTTTTCCACCTGCGGTTCGGCTTCGGCGGTGTGCGCCGTGAACTCAAGCACGTCCCAAGTGGGTGTGTCGGAATTGCCACCACTGCGGCCGTTGCGCACACGGCGTGCCGCCATGCCGCCTGTTTTGACGCGCTTTTTGAAGGTGTCGGTACCGATGGTGACGTTGCGGGCCAGGCGACCAATAGCGCTGGTCTGGCCTACGACGCGCAGAAGCTCAACGTCCATCTCTGCCGTGACAAAGATACCCCCGTCCGGCACACTGGAGCTGTTGTATTTTTTGGTGCCGTACGCTTTTTGGTGCAGGTCCAGCCCGCCCGATTTTTCACCGGTACGCAGGAAGTTATTGACAAATTCCTTGTACGCAATCTGCTCCGGTGTGAGGCCTTTAACGTCAGCGAGCAACCCAGCCGTGGGGCGGTTGGTTTTTTTGGCCATGTCGGTCAGATCGCCGCTGAGCTTGGTGAGTTCGTTGTTCAGTTTTTCAACGGTAGCCTGCAACTCACTTACAGCCTTTCCGTCCGCTTTCGCTTTGATCAGCTCGTCGTTTTTGCGTGTGAATTCGCCATAGGCGTCATTTTGCTTTTGCAGCAATTCTTGAATTTCTTTGAGGTCCATTTTTGATTTCCTTATGAAAAAATGAAGGGGATTAGCTGCTGAGCAGCGCGGTGTTGCGTCGGATGGCCGCCGCCAGTTCATCCAGCTCGTCGGAATCACTCCGGCCCTGCGTGGCTTTGATGCGGGCCACCAGGCCCAGCGCTTGGGATTTGCTGAACCCACCTACCTCACGCAGGAAGGCTTCGGCATCTCGCAAGGAGTCGATTTCATGAATGGCCTTGACGCCGGTGATACGCGCAGCATCGTTGGCGGGAAAGGTCACCAGGGAGACCTCCCACAGGTCCAGTGTTTTGAGTGTGTTGACGCCGGTGACGCGGTCATAGCTTTCGTCGCGCACTTCAAATCCAATGCTCAGTCCGCTGATGGCCCCCATCTTGAGCAGCTCGTAGGCCTCGGCACCGCGCACAGTTTTGAGGGCCAGTTTGCCCTCGACGTGCAGGCCGATGGCGTCTTCTTTGACGCCGGTGTAGATCCCGATGGGCTCGCCGCTGCGGTGCTGCCAGAGCAGGCTGGGCTGACGGGTTTTAAGCGAGTCGGTGAACGCACCCGCCACCACGATTTCTTTGTAGCTGTCGATCACGCCAAAGACGCTACCGTAGCCAGAAAAAAGGCCATCTTCAGAGACGGCCTTGACTTTGAAAGGGACATCGAGGTGTTTAAGCATTGCTGGTTCCTTGTCCTGCGGGGGCACCGCTGGGGTCGTTTGTCATGTTGGTGGGGGTGAGGGGTTCGTCCAGGCCTTCAATGGGGTTGAGGTCGAGCTTTCCGCGTGCCTCATTGCGGTCCATGATGCCGCCCATGGTCATGCGGTAGAGGTACTCGGCTGTGTCCTTGAGGGCGCCGCGCAACATGCCCGCTTCGACCAGCTTGGTGTAGTAGCCCTTTTGCCGCTCTGCGCGGGTCAGCAGGTTCACATCGGCGCTTTGCTGTATGCGTTCGTACCAAGGCATCAGGGTGTGGACCATGTGGGCCAGGAACATTTGCTCCGAGGAGGCGTAGGTGGCTGCCTTCCCGCCGCTATAACCGAGCATGATGGGCAGCACCCGGAAGAACCGGGCTACTTCCTCGATCTGGTGGCCGCGTGTCTCCAGGTGCTGCGCATCGACGCCGGTCATGACCTGACTGGTGAATTTGGCGGCACGGTCCAGCAGCATGATGCCGCCGCGCTTGGCGCCCGCGTTGTTGTCTTCAATCCATTTTTTCAGGGTTTTGTACTGCCCTTCATCCAAAGTGGAATCAACCGAGTAGAGGCCGCTGGGCTGCACACCATTGGCATGCAACTTGGCCTGACTTTCTTCCGTGGCTATGGACAAACCAACCGCCTCGCGGGCCAGCTGCAGCACATCCAATCCGTCGACTCCGTTCCAACTGGGGCCTCGCAGATGCCAGATCGACTCTTGCGGGAATTCTTTGGCCACGCCGTTGGCCCCCTGGACGGTGTAGGTCAGGCTCCAGTCGGCGTTTTGCTTGACAGTGACGCGGCCAGGGTCCAACGGAATCAGCTCTGCAATGCGTAGGCCTTGGGAGCCCACGTCCACCCGGTTGATGAATGACACGGCGCGACCAGTCAGCGCCGCATGCATGGTGATCATCTCGCGGTACTCAAAACTCGTTTGCCAACTGTTCGGCTGGCGGTGCAGCAGGTCGTACAGCGGGTGTTCGATGGCGTTGCGGCGCTGCGGATGGCGGCTGATGGGGGACGGCAGTTCCTGCAGCAGCTTGAACGGCACCTGGGCTACACCTTCTGCAATGACGCGGATGGACAAAAACACCGCGCCCACCCGCAAGGCGGTTTCACGATTGACGGTGACACCGGCCTTGCTGCTCACACTGCCCAGCAACAGCCCGGTCAGTGCGGCCAACGGGTCACCCGATGCGCCAACCGATTTGCGGCGAAAAATGTCAAGTAGTTTCACTCAGGGTTTCCCAAAAGGATTTTTCGGTTTTTTCGTACGTCAACGCGCGGCCCAGCGCCATCAGCATGGCCATGGGGCCGTCGATCTTGTTTTCGGGGCGTTCTTTGGTGGGGGAGCGCAGTTCATTGAACTTGCTGACCTTGACCACCAGGTTGCTCACCATCCAGGTCATGACCGGGTTACCGTCAAACTTCAGTTTCTTTTCAAGCACCAGGTTTTCCACCTGGATCAGCGGCGGCGTGAAAAACATGGCACGCTGGGTGATTTCCACCAGCGGCAGGCCTTCTTCAATCAACTTGCCAGCGAAATACATGCTCAGTGCCGGGTCGAATGCAATTTCCTGCACGTCAAACAGCTTGCAATAGCGGCGCATGTCTTCGGCCAGCACATCAAAGTCGGTGATATCGCCATCGGTGACGATCACATGCCCTGCCCTAGCCCATCCGCTTAGGTGGGCGTTTCCGCTTTCCTGCACTGCCAGCTCGTTCAAGTACAGACGTATGCACACATGCCATTCGTCGCCACGCTGAAATACCAGGCATAACGCGGCAAAGTCTTTCTTTTGCGCCAGGTCGAGGCCCATCCAACACCGCTCGCCAGCAAAGTCACCCAGGCTCATGCCTGGCACTGCACACTTGGCCCAGGCCACCATGTCCATCCAGGCGCTTTCTCCGTTGACCCAGACGTTGAGCCGCTTGGTGAAGAAGTTGTTGCGCGAACTCTCAGAGTTTTCCGCGTTGCGGCTGACGGCTTCCATGTCATCGCGCAGCACCGACACCAGCCAGTTGGGGTTTGCTTTGGCCCAGCTGGATTCAACAAACGGGTTGTCGCCATCGTCTATGGTGTAGATGATGCCGAAGGTGCTGTGGTCGTCAATGACGCGCTCCAGCACTTTCGTGGTGTGGGTGCGGCGCTCGTAGCAGATGCCACTCAGATCCGTACCCGCCGTGGTGATATTCCACAGCAATGACTGCTCACGGGCGCCCCTGGCGGTGTCGATCACGTCATAAACGGCTCGCGTCTTGTGCGCGTGCAGCTCGTCCAGTACTGAGAAGTGCACGTTCAGACCATCCAGCGTGCTGCCTTCTGCGGCCAACGGCTTGAAGCTGCTCGCGGTGTGGGCCACGGTGATGCTGTGCTGCAGGATGGCCAGGCCCAAGTAGGTGCGCATGTCGGGCGTGCGCTCGGCCATTTGCTTGGCATCGTCAAACACGATGCGGGCTTGGTCCTTGGTGGTGGCCGCGCTGTAGATTTCAGCTCCGGGCTCGCCGTCAGCAGTCAACATGAACAAGGCCACACCGCTGGACAAGGTGGACTTCGCGTTCTTGCGCGGGATCTCCAAGTACACGTCGCGGAAACGGCGCAGACCGGTGTCGCGGTGGACCCACCCAAAGATTGTCGTCAAAATGAACGACTGCCAGGAGCCCAGCTCGATCAGGCGACGGTCACGTGCCCACTTGCCTTTGATATGCGGCAGCAGCTCAATGAATTCGCACGGCCGCACGGCGCGTGCCGGGTCAAATACCCACGGCCACTCGTCCGAGACTTCACGCTCCAGGTCATCGACTTGGCGCTGCACCGCCAGGATGGTCCACTTGCAAGCCGGAATTGCGCCCGACAGCACGCCGCGCATGTAGTCATGCGCCTCATTGATGTGATTTCTCACGGAACCAGTGAGAACTTTGCGAAGCCGCTGACGACGTTTTGGCTTGGCGCTGGATCAATGCCAGGTAAGGACGGCTGCACGTAGTTGGAGGGCTGCACGCGGGCGCGGGCTGATGGACTCAGGCCGAAATGCGCCAGATGCCGGTGCACCTGCAGGCGGTGACCTGCAATCAGATTCACGATCACGCTTTGCTGTTCGTAGCCACTGGGGGTAACTACCCGACTCGCAGCAAAGACTGCATCGGGGTAAGTCATTCCTTCGTTGACGTGGCCTTGAACCTTGCCATTGAACGCCATTTCCAACTCAGACAAACGACCCACCGCCTGGCAGTAAAGCGCCAGTGCGGCGCGGTCCAGGCCGCTGATCAAACCCAACTCTTCCAAGAGCGGTGCAATGCGTTTCCATTCCTTTTTTGCTTCTTGCCCAAGGTGTTTGGGTGGCGACGGAATTTCTACGCGCGGATTTACCCCATCAGACAGGTTCAGTGCTCGCTTGCCGGGGTTTCCCTCCAGCACCTTGAGCGCGGCAGGCTTCGGCAGTGGCCCCCGTGATCCAATCATGTTCAAAATCCTTGCTGTGTTTTGTTGAAGATGGGCATGGCACCCCACGCTGGCGGGGTACCCCCCCTCCCATTACTTGCGCACGTGAAAAAAGTGGGAAGCGTTCGGTCCCGGTGGGAAAAGTCCTAGACTTTTGATGCCCCCCACCCTCTATCTATTCCCCTCTTCGCCTCGGCTTGCGTCTTTTCCAGATGGCAGGCACAGCAGATGGATTGCAGGTTGCTTTCCTCATCGGTCCCACCTTCGGCCTTTGGTATCTTGTGATCGACCTCGCGGGCCAAGGTCACACGGTCCAACTCCATGCAGGGCTGGCATAGTCCGGCATCACGCTTAAGTACCGATTCGCGCAGCTTTGTCCACGCAGTTCCATATCCACGCTCATGTCGGCTACCGCGTTTCTTGTCTGCAAACCGATTGGCTTGGGGGTGTTTTGCACAGCGACTAGAGCCGTCGCGCACCAGCACACCACAGCCGGGATATCCACAGGGTTTAGGTGCTGCTGTTGCCATATGAATCATGCAAAGAAAAACCCCTGCAAGTAGTGGCCTGCAGGGGTTTGAAGGGCTATTGAATTCGGGGTGGTGACACGAACTCCACAGCTTGCCTGAAATGTACATAAAAAGTCTATGTCGTAAAACTCCTTTTTTTCTTGAGTTCGGCCTGGTCAGCGAACCATTGCGCGATAGCGTGGTCAGCATGATCAAGGTTCGCCTTCACCGTGGACTCTGCGCGTGCCATGTTCCGCGCCGTCTCCTTGATACCGACTCCCTTGATATAGATGAATTGCAGGGTGACATACAGGTGACCACGCCCCAGCCTCAAGGACTCCACCGCCTGGTTTGTCTTCTCGGCGTCCACCTCATCCACTGGCAGCATGATCTCCCGACTGCGGTCCACCGGATCGGACAGCAGCACCGACTGCGTGGCCCAGCCCATGCCGCCGCTGGCCTCCCTCACCTTCCACAACGCCCAGTTTTCCAGCCGGTGTTTGATCCAATCAATGCGCGCCATTGCTTGCCCCTGGTGTTGGAGTCGCCATAAACACCGCGAACGTGCAGCCCATCAACAACGCATAGTTCTGCTCGGCCGCAATCGGGTGCGTGGCCGAAAATGGTGCGCCCAGGCAATGCCCAGCTTCCATGGCGTAGAAGTAGCCAGGCTCACCCTTGAGCGAGCGACGAATGCACGCATTGACGTACTCAGCACCCCACTCCTTTCGTTTGACTTCCACCCACTTGGCGGTTTCTGGCATCTGCTGACGAAGATCCACCCTCGCGGCTGGCTGGCGGGGCTGTTGGTTCATGGTTTATTTCCTGAAAAAACGAGGTGGTGGACCGGGTATGGACGTAGGGTGGACGGCGCAAACCCGCATGGATACTCAATCCGTCCATCCGTCCAACCCGACCACATGTGTGTGGGTAAGCTGCGCCCGTGCGTACGCGCGCAGACACGCGCCCACCCGTGTCTGCGTGTGTGCATACGTATGCACACGGCGGGGTTTGGGGTGGACGGGTGGACGGATAGCCATTTACCTAACAAAATCAACAGCTTGCGACGTCCACCCCAGGTGGACGTAAGGTGGACGGGGTGGACGGCGGCGGCGACAGGACCGACTGCACAAACGTATGAACGTCGGCACAGGCGGGGCGTGACCGGCCAGCAGGGCGTCCAAGCGCCACCACAAGCATTGATCTTGCGAGAGAGGGGGTTACAGCGGGAGGTCATCGTCCTCGCTCACTGGCGGCCCAATACGGGCCATATTCGGGGCCACAGGCGCGGCATTAGGCGCTGCCGGTGGGGGTGGCGGGGGACGCCGCACAAAGCCGCGTTTGCGCTTGCCTGACGTTTCCCGATGGCGATCAAAATTCAACGCCCGCATGGCATTGCCGATGCGCGTATCCATGTTGCCAGCGCCGTCAATACGATCTGCCTTGATGAGCAAAGCCCGCTCGTAAAGCTCCACAGTGGTGAAGAAGTCCCGCTTGCTGTTGACCGGTGCGTTGGGGTCGTCGTGCTTATCGGGGGTGTCCCGATTCACGTAGGCATCAAGCATGTCTTCCCAGGTGTCGGTGCGCTTGAATGGCTCCTGTTCAGGAAACACCAGATCGCGCTCCTCTTCCCGTGATGGCCAGAATCGCTCATCCGCATCAAGTCGGTGCAGTGCCTCAGCGAACAGCTGCAGCCGCATGCCTGCCAGTGTGTCCTCATTGACCACATGCACCTCTAGCGGCCAGAAACGCCGGTCACCCGTCGCGTCCTTGAGGAAGGTGTCGGCATTGGTCGTGCCCACGTTCACTGAGTGCCGCTTGGCCCGGATCAACTGCGACCCATAGGGCGGTCGGAACATGTCCTCTTGCGCCGATAAAAACTGTTTGATCTGGGTGGTTTCGGACTTGTTGAGAGACTCCAGCTCGGCCGACTCCGCAATCCACACCAACTGCATGGCCATCAACGAATCCTTGTCGCCCATACGGATCGCGTTGTCGGTGAAAAACGGATAGGCCAGAGCACGGAACGCGGTGGACTTCTTCAGGCCCTGCGAACCTTTGATGATCAGCATGTAATCGAACTTGCAGCCAGGCTGCAATGCACGCTTAACCAGGCCCATGATGAAGCACTTGCCAATCAGCTGGGTGTAGGGGCGCTCCTCGATCTCATACACATCGGTCAGCCAATGCTCCAGGCGCTCAATGCCGTCCCACTTTTCAGCATGGATCAGATCCAGCACCGGGTTGTATTTGGCCGAGCGTGCTGCCATCAGAACACCATTGCGCAGGGTACTAGTCGCCTTCACGGCCATGCCGAAATTGCGCAACAGGTACTCACCCAGCATCAAGTCGTCTTCCTCATTCCACTCGCCCGCAACATGGCCCCAGGGCGTAGTGCGACTGCGCTCCAGCAAGTGGGTGAAGTCGTTTTGCTTGACCAACTCTTTGAGCTTTGGGTCAAGCTGCAGGCAATACATCACGTTCTCGCGGCAGTCCATAGGCCGCCCACGGATAGTGACCAGGTGCGACGCCACATCCACGAATTCGGGGTCGTCTGCGTCGGGCAGTTCACCGCCATCCTTCGCGCTACCCCCTCCCCCAGCGGGAGCGGGTAGGTCCGATTTTTTTTCTACCGGCTTGCGGGCTGCGGGCTTGGTCAACTCAATGCCAATGCGCTGGGCCAGCCAGTGCAAGGCCTCCTTGGGCTTGCCCGTGGGCAACCACTCCATCACCAAATCAATCGGCGTTCGTCTGCCCTGCTTGGGGTCACCCATGTCCGCAACACCGAAGTCCACGATGCCTTCCGGCATGATGCTCAAGTCTTCCTGGTTGGTGCGGTTGAGCGACTTGCTGGTAACGCGGTAGCCGCCGCCTTTGGGGATAGCCGACTGAAACAACGAAGGCACCCACACCTGCAGCGACAGCATTGCCGCTTCATTCACGCGCCGGAAATCGTCAGCGCCTGAAGCATCTGGCTGCGCGGCCGGAGTTGACGCGGGCTTAGGTGTAGGTGCAGGCCTGGAAGCCGCCTGACGCGCCTCCTTGGCTTCGTCTACCGTAGCGTGCAGGCGTCTGAGTACGCCTTCATCAATCGCCTCCAGGGTGGGCGGCGTATCGGGAAACAAAGACCCTGTAAACGTGAAATATTGCTTGCCGCTAAAAATCTCAAGACCAATGTCATTGCTCTTGTTGATGTGGGTGGTGCCCAGCACGATGATGTGCACGCCCTTGCCGCTGGGCGAATACTCGGTGTAGCTCTGGCAGGCCTTGATGATGTTGGCGCACCGCTCAGTCACTACGCCGGTGTCTGGGTCAATCGCGCCATCGATGTCGATGCCAATTAAACCATCGTCCGGCAGAAAGCCGAAGCCCACGCCCGACCACCCACCGCGCTCATAAGCACGGCGCACCACAGCTAACGTAGCCATGCGTTGGCGATCTCGCTCCTCGCCCTGACCGCCAGATCTGCGACCGCCTGAAACGTAGTACGGCATCTTGGCAGGCTTCGTCTGCCCTTCCTTAGCCTCAAACTTCCACAGCAGCCACTGCTGCCTGTTGGCCAAATCAGCGGGTATGTTGTCCCAAACCGGAGGCACCACCACCGGGGTTTGTTGATCACTCATGGGAGGCGCTTACCTCGTCCAGCTTGACATGCAGTTGCTGAGAACGGCGACACCCCGGACGAGCACCTCGCCGTCAGTGAACACAGGTGCGTATTCATAAACCGGGCGATTCCGGTTTGGAACACGCCGTTCACCCACTTTTTTCAGGTCACCAGATCTGTGCATGTTGTCCACATAGCGACGTGCCACATCGCGGCCCAGCGGGCACTTGCTGCCTACTGCAGCGGCCATTTCAGCCAATGTCGCACCCCGGTCTGGTTGCCCGATCTGCGCAACGATGTCACGGGCCGCCTGGATGAGTGCCAGGCGCACTTCGCCAGCGGGCCTCATGGCTTCACCCCGACTAAAGCCTGCTTGGTGGCAATGTTGTTGCGGGCCAAGGCCTCGCGCATGGCATGAATGCTGGCAATCAGCTCGCCACAGCCGCGATCAATGCGGGACAGTTCGTTGTCATTGATGCCATTTTCCAGATCTCCCGCCACCTCCTTGCAGAGTTCGCCGAATTCGCGGGCTGTGTCGGCCAAGCGCAACATGCAGTCGTCGTCCGCCTGGGTGAGTGCTTCAGGCAGGGGCACCAGCATTTGGCCGCAGTTCAGCGCGAAGGCCTCCAAAATGCGTAAATCTCCCGTGCGCAGGGTGATCTTTTCCGCATCAAGCAGACCCAGCTTGGCCAGGCCGGTGCCGTTCAGCTCATGGGCCAGCGTGGTGGGGTTCTTGTTGATGCGGGGAGCCAACGACGGCGCTCCACCTGGATAGTCATGTACCACATTGGCGGCTACGTCGCGCAGGTCCATATTCACACTCCACAGATCTTGTTGTTACAGACAAAAGCCTTTGCCATGGAGACACTGCCACCATGGAGGAAATAAAAAACACCCACCGCCCCGACGCACCAAAGGCCGCGCGTCTTCCCACGCGCGGCCAGAGTGAAAGGGAGGGAATCACCGGAGTAACCAGTGCGCCGGTTTTTATGGCGGTAGGTGTGAAAAAGATGAGTCCCCCTACAAACGGACAATGGAGTTCTCACACCACCAACGCCACTACAAGGGGTACTCATGACACCGGACGAACTCTTCACGCGCATTCACAATCTCCAACGCGATCTGATTGCGACAAAAACTGCGCAAGAGGCATTGATGATTGCTTTGCCCGCCGAGCAGCAAGAGTTATGGCTTCAAGCTCTTTACTCTCTTCGATCCACACGCGTCGCATTGCTCGAAAAGCTTGCCGAGAAAGGTGCCGACGCCATGGGGTTGCAGGAGCAAATAGACGCGATTGGATCGCGTTTCGTCGCGCTGGACCAAGCCCGGCGTTCCTTCGTGAAAGACGACGCGGAAGGACAGGCAGACTAACCCCGTCCCAACTGAGGCCCTCAAGCCAGTCGGCCAAGCGGGGGACGCCATCCCAATCAGGGCGGCTCAGTTCATTCAGCTCTTGCGCTTCCCGCAGCCAGACAGTCTGCATGGCCTTTAGTGCCAGCATGCTGGATTGCCGTTTGCGCCATGACAGTTGTTTTACGGGTTTCATCTCAAGCCCCCCGCCCAGCAGCTTGACAATCCGCAACGCGGCCAAATGCGGCCGGGTCATGATTGACAGGATGAACTTGCAACCCCGGAGCCGTTACCGTTTCAGTAGCGGCTTGTGCAGGAGTGGCTTTGTAGGGGTGATTTCGAAGAACCGCCCAATTCACATCCGGTCGCAAATCCTCGCACTGAATACCTGTCAACCGCTCGATGTCAGGACAGTACTCGGCCGGAACTTGCTTTTTTTTCCATTGGTAGATTGTTGCGTGACCTGTCAACTCCAGACTTCGGGCCAACTTTGTCATACCACCAGAGATGTCGATCGCTCGCTCAAGCGGGGTTTTTAACGTGGTTTCCATGATCACATTATGCGCTAGAAAATCTAACAATGCAATTTTATCTAGCTGTAATCTGATGAATATGTCCGTCCATCAACGAATTAAAGAGGCCCGCGAACGGCGCGGATTGAATTACCAGCAGTTCGGTGATGCCGTGGGCGTTTCAAGAGGCGCGGTACAACAATGGGAAAAGGGTGCAACCGCACCAACCCGCAAAAATCAACCCGCTGTTGCTAAGTTTTTGGGTATTACGGTCGCTGAATTAATGACTGATGATGCAGCTATTCCTGCGTCAAATCAGCCTCTAGCCCACGTAGAAACTGCGCAAGCAGCTGCGGAAAATGTAGCAATACCCATCGAGAAATTAATGGCGGGCTTGGCTCATTACCTGATGGAAATGGACGACGACGCACGCCATAGCGCCGCCGATGTGCTGCGCAACTTGACCCACAAGCCGGAGAACCACGCACGGGCAGCGGCCATGTTTACCACGGCATTTCAACTGGGCGCAAGAAAAGTGGCGTAGTTCAGGCGCGCAGAGTGTTACACCTTGTAACACCGGTGTCTATCCCCCATTCGGGTGAGTTTGCGAAAGGTTTGACGCGAAACAATCACACACACACACACACACAGCAAGGGCTGTGCCACGCTGAGGCTGCTGTAAGGCGTGTTTGCCATAATCCAATGTCAGGTTTAAAAATAAGCTGGCAGGCCTCGCCCTGAGGTTAGAGCCACTCAATTATGGGAGAGCGTGGATGTCCATTTTTTGGATTGCAGTCGTGTTATTTGCCGTTTGGTTTGCCACCCGCTATTTGCGCGTCAAGGTAAACAAAAGTTCAGGAATTAAAGACGCACGCTCACCAGCAGCAAGTGCAACGCCTGCGCCACCAAATGCATCACCAAGTGATTGTGATGAGGTTGAAATCAAAGGCGAATCGAATTACCAGCCTGCGCTGATTGCCAACTTTGGGCCATATACTGAAGAAGGCCATTCGGAGTATTGTGGTGCCGAATTGGTTTGTGAACCATCCAACCCATATGACAAAAATGCCGTGCGCTGCGAAATAGGCGGACTGCTTGTAGGCTACGTAAATAAGTCAGAAGCCAAAACAATTTCAGCCCACCTTCGAAAGAAAAAGCAAACGACTTTGCAAGTCAACGCCAGCGTTCGAGGTGGATGGCAAAGAAGTCGGGGCGACCAAGGCAACTACGGCGTCAGCGTAGAAATTGCACCTGGAATCTTAGACGCATAGCCCCCTGGCTACGCATAAGCAAAGCTCAATCCGCCAGCGCTTCCATCGGCACGAAAAACCGCTTGGCCAGGGCTTGGGTTTGCCGCAGGTTGAGCTGGCGTTTGCCTGATAGCACCTCCGACACCACACTTTGCCCTCCAATCTCCGGCAGATCGCTTTGGCGCAGTCCATGCTGCTCCATCAAGAAAGCCAGTCTACTTGCGGGAGTGCTGTTATCGGGCCAGGGGTGGACACGGCCTTCATATTCACGGATGCGCTCGGCCACCACCCCCACCAATGCAAAAACAGGATGTCGCTCGTCTTCGCCGAAACGCTCAAAGCAGTCTTGCACAAAGGTCAGCAGCTCACTGTAATGGGCTTCGTCTCGAATGGGCGTTGAAAGGCCCAGTGCTGCATTCACAGCCGCCCAGGGGGCAAGCACTTCAGTCATGTTCATTTCCAGTCTCCTTTGTCGTATTCGCGGTGGGTTAGCACCGCCTTGACCCACACCAACCCGGGCTGAAACGCAATTGCCGCTATCAGCCGGTACTTGTTGCCGCCAATGTTGAACACATAGCGGTCACCCACCTTATCCACACTGGCAAAGGTGGCCTTGAGCTGGGCAAAGCTGGCGTAAGTGCCCGACTCCACCAATCGCCTGAAGTCCTGCAAAGGCGTATCTGCATCAGGATGCAATGCTGCAAATTCACGCAGCGCCTTGTTGGAGATCAGTTTCATGGGCATGCGTTGACTATATCGCAAATTGCGATAAAAGAAAAATCCACAAACCTGCAAGTAGCTCAAAAGGCGTAGTGATAGAAATTTTTCACTAAAAAGCTAGATTTTCTTGCTTTGTTAGTTTTTCTAGCGCACAATTCGCCACATTCCCGCAATCCAGCGGACAAGGAGTGAACAGTGCAGACGTCTACACAGCGAGCAGCCGCCCGCCAGAGCCTGATAGAGCCCTGGCAGACCCATCTCAGATTTAACGGCCGTGAGCCGCGCACCCTGCACGAGCTGGGCATAGCGCAGGCGGACTATGCGCATCGCCAGCGCCTGGCCGAACTCAAGACGAGTGCCAAGAAGCTGGAGCAGATCGACGCGCTCCTGCCCCTATTGGATGCGCAGGGCATCAAGCTTGCTGGGCGCGACTTCGGCAGCTACGACGGTGGCAAGTCCATCACCTTGCACATCTACAGAACACCGGATGACAAGCTGCACCAAGCGCTGCTGACACTCGGTTTTCGCGAGTTGGCGCGCAAGGAGATTTACGCCGGCGCCCGTACCGATCGCGTGACACTGAAGCACGGCCGCTCATTGGTGCTGAACCTTGAAGTGTCCAAGCTGCCGGTGGCCCAACCACAGGCGACGGAGGTTGTGGCATGAAGAAGTTACTCAACTTTTTTGCTTGGATTCCCAAGCGGCAACAACCTGCAGAGCCCCTTCCAGGGCTGAATACATCGACGCAAGTTCGCCCAATTGCCAGTTCTTCTCCATCACCGAAGCACCCTGTTTCTCCATGTCTTTTTCCGTGGCGGCACACCACTGACCAAACTGTTTCAGCACCTGATGACGCCGACCTGGGACGGTGGCTGGCAGAAGTGTATGCACTAAAACCTGCGTCGCAGTCAGGCGGGTTTCCAGGCGGGCAATCCGCGTCTCGATCTCATCGTTCGTCATCAAAAGTCCTCCACATCATTGGCCTACAGGGGTGCGGTAAGTCTACGCTGGCACGGCAAATAAAGATGGCATATGAGGCGCGTGGCATGAGCTGCGAAAACCTCACCGATCTGGGTTTTCACGAGCCTGGCATGTCCATCGATGTTCAATATTTTCGTGAGCACGGCTACAGGGCACCCTATGCGGCCACCAGGACGCGCCCCGATGTATTGATCGTCGAGCACCTGGACTACCCAGTTCCAAAACAAGTGATGCCCGGAGATTTGCTAATTCGGCTGGAGCGTGCGGCATGACATACCACCACGGGTTCGACCGCCTTGGCAACCAGGTGAAGCCGCCTAAGGCGGACTGGCAGCACCTCCTGATTCGCGCGGCCAGCTGCGTCACCGGGGCTATTTTTCTTTTCATATTTATATGGGTGCGCTGATCATGCAAATGGCTGCACAAACTCCCCTGCCCGCCCACTGGCCCGATGCCGAGTACACCGGCACCCTGCTCCACGCTGCCGAGACCCGCACCGGCGTGCTGGACCGCGATGGCCATACCGTGCCCGTGCTGTGCCTGGACCTCGAACTGGACAACGCGATGCACACGCCCCTGCATGTTGAGCAGCCCTTCCCTATTGGCCACTTTGCACAAGCGCAGGCAGCAGCCCACCGGCTCAAAAAAGGCACGCGCGTCACTGTGCAGGCCCCGCTGGTGGGCATGCGCCTGGTGGCGCGCAATGCCACCCATATCCACGTGATTCCCGAAACCACACCCGACCTTTTCCAGGAGCAAGCAGCGTAATGCCGTCCATCACCATCACTTTGACCGATACGCCTCAGGGCGGCGTTTCCATCGCCCACGACTTCAAACCTGCCGTTGGGTCACCCTGCAGCCGCGCTCAGTCGGTGGCCCTGGAAATCATCAGCCGCACCCAGCGCGACTGGGGCACACCTGTCAGTTCCACCAACAAGAGCGGTTCAACCGCAAAACAAGCACCTCCCGCCAACCTGAAGTAACCATGACCATGACCAACACGACCACTATCCCCTTTGCAACCCTACCCACTGTGGGTGCCGAGTTGCAAGATGGCACCTTTGCCGGTATCACCACCAAAAAAGACGGCACCCACTGCGCAGTGGTGCTGCTGCCCAAGCAAGCCGAGCAACGCCTCACCTGGAAGAAGGCCAAGACCTGGGCTGCCAAACAAGGCGGTGAACTGCCCAGCCGCCCGGTAGCCGCCCTGCTGTTCGCCAACGTCAAAGACAAGCTCAATCCCAGCTGGCACTGGACCAGCGACGAAGACGACGCTTCCTTCGCCTGGCTTTGCACTTTCACCCTCGGCATCCAGTACGACTTCCACAAGAGCTACGAAGGTGGTGTTGTTGCCGTCCGCTTGATTCCCCTCACCGCTTGATCCTTCAATCCTTTTTTTCTCAGGAGCCAACCATGTCCCCCATCACCCTTGAAGCCCTCGAAGCCAAACAGACCGAGCTGAGCCAACTCATTGCCAAGTTCAAAGAGCAGCCCATGCAACCTCTGCTGCATGTGTTTTCCGAAGTCCAGATTGAACTGCATCCAGGCGAGCACTATGCCGGTCCTGTGCTGGATGAATCCGGCAAGGTTACCCACCACCTGGTGCTGATGGCCCAGCGGCCAGAGAGCAAGCTGGCCTGGCAGGACGCCATGGACTGGGCCGAAAACGTTGGAGGCGCCCTGCCAAACCGCCAGGAGCAGGCCCTGCTGTATGCCAACTGCAAAACGCATCTGGAAGCCGTATGGCACTGGTCCTGCGAGACCTATGAGGAAGACGCTTCCTACGCCTGGAGTTGCTACTTCGACGACGGCAACCAGTACGACTTCCACAAGAGCTACGAAGGTGGTGTTGTTGCCGTCCGCCGCATTCACGTTACCGCTTGATCCTTCAATCCTTTTGAACTGAACCCCGCCACCATGGCACTGCACACCGAACTCCCGATCTACCGCACCGGCGTGCGCCTGCTTGACCTCGCGGTCAGAGCCCAGGTGCAAATGCCGCGCACAGTCAAACGTGCGCTGGGCGAAAAAATCACCCAACACTGCGTTGAAATGCTGGATCTGATGGCCCTGGCCAACGCCACACAGCGCGACACGCGCGCGGGGCACATTGACCAGTTGCTCACCCGCCAACGGGCCATCACGGTCCTGCTGCGCGTCAGCCACGATGCACGGTACATCTCGCCAAAGCTGTGGGCAGACTCCATCGAGCTGCTGGGCAGTGTCGGCAAGCAGGCTGGTGGCTGGCTCAAGACAGCGAACAGGGCGCCTGCTGTATGACGGTCAAGGCCCTCATGCCCGTGCGCATAGTGAATCTGGTCGCGCCGCTGGCCCACAAGGCCACCGACATGCACACCACGGATACCGCTGCCCCCGTGCAGGCCCGGTCCGGTGCAGCTTCCCACCTGATCGGCTCCGGCCTTCGGGCGGGCGGCTTCAATAGCGCGATGGGTACGCTTCCTACGCCTGGAATTGCAACTTCAACAACGGCAACCAGAACAACAACCACAAGAGCTACGAAGGTGGTGTTGTTGCCGTCCGCAGATCCATACCTGTTCCAGAGGCTGGTGCAGGCCTACCTCGATTGCTTTCGCACCAAGCGCAATAGCGCCAGTGCAATGGCCTTCGAAGCCCAGGCCGAGCACAACCTCTACCAACTCCATGAAGAACTGTCCTCGGGCACCTACCGGCCCGGGGGCTCCATATGCTTCATCATCACCCACCCCAAGCCACGGGAAGTGTGGGCTTCGCGCATCCGTGACCGCATCGTCCATCACCTGCTCTACAACTACATTGCACCGCGATTTCACGCCCGCTTTGTGGCCGACAGCTGCGCCTGCATCCCGGGCCGTGGCACGTTGTACGCAGCCAACAGGCTGGAGCACCAGGTGCGCAGCTATACACGCAACTGGAGCCGCGAGGCCTACTACCTCAAGTGTGATCTGGCCAACTTCTTTGTCAGTATTGACAAACATGTGGTGCACGAACAGCTGCAGCGCCAGGTGAGTGAGCCGTGGTGGATGTCGCTGGCCAGCGTGATCCTGATGCACGACCCACGCAACGACGTGGAGGTGCGCGGCACCCTCGCCGAGCGCGCCCTGGTGCCACACCATAAGCGCTTGTTCAATGCGCCCGATGGCTACGGCCTGCCCATTGGCAACTTGTCGTCACAGTTCTTTGCCAATGTGCTGCTGGATGACATGGACCAGGAGGTCAAACACCAGCTGCAGGCCCCGCACTATGTGCGCTACGTGGATGACTTCATTCTGCTGCACACCAGCACCCAGTGGCTCAACCAGGCGAAGGCACAGATCGAGGACAAGCTGGCCGGGCTGCACCTGCAGCTCAACCCGCGCAAGACCATCCTGCAGCCCGTAGCGAGGGGCATTGACTTCGTAGGCCACCTGATCAAGCCGTGGCGACGCATCACCCGCCGCAAGACCGTGCACGTGGCCCTAGACCGCCTGCAGGACATGCCCGCCGCCGACCTGCACCAGAGCGCCAACAGCTACTTCGGGCTACTACGCCAAGCCACCCATAGCCACCACGACCGCACCCGCCTTGCCAAGCTCATGCTGCAGCGCGGGCATGTTGTCCAAGGTGACATGACCAAGATTTATCGCAAGAAAGGTTGATCCAATGAAGGAATATTCCACCGAATCCGGCGCCGTGCTGCACGACCAGAGCCATGAAATCATTGATCTGGACCTTGACCTGATCATTGAGAGCAGCACCAACCCGCGCACAACGTTTGACCTTGCCTACCTTAATGAGCTGGCGGCGACGATTAAACCCGCCGGTCGGGTATTACAGGCGATTTTGACGCGCCCTTTGCCGGCCAGCAGGCTAGCAGACACTGCGCACATGCGCCCACGCCCAACACATGAAATTGTGTTTGGTGCCTGTCGCTACCGCAGCAGCAAGATTGCTGGTTTGAAAAAAATACGAACCACAGTCGAGGACCTTACAGACGCCCAAGTTCTGGTGGTTCAGCTGATAGAAAACCTCAAACGCAAGGACCTTACCGAACTGGAAGAAGCCGAAGGCTACCGCCGTTTGATGGACGAATCTGGTTTGAGCGTCGACGCCATAGCCAAGGAAATCGACAAAAGCCGCAGCTATGTGTTTGCCAGACTCAAGCTGCTGGACATAGGCACCGAAGGCCGCACGGCCCTGCGCGACGGCAAGCTGGATGCCAGCCGTGCCCTGCTGATCGCCCGCATCCCGGACGGCAAGCTGCAGGCCAAGGCTGTGAAGGAAATCACCATTGGCGACTACTACAGCGGCGGTGAGCCCATGAGCTATCGGAAAGCCGCCGAGTGGGTGCAAAACAACTACATGCTCAAGCTGAGCGCGGCCAAGTTCAAAATCACCGACGCCTCCCTGGTGCCTGCAGCTGGCACTTGCATGGTTTGCCCCAAGCGCACTGGCCACGATCCCGACCTTTTCAGCGACGTCAAGAGTGCAGACGTGTGCACCGACCCGACGTGCTTCCATAAGAAGGAAGAAGCCCACGCGGCCACCCTGGTCAAGGAAGCCAAGGACAAGGGCCAGACCGTCATTGCGGGCAAAGAAGCGCAGGAGCTGATGACCACAAATGGCCAGACCAAATTCAAGGGCTACCGGCGCTTGGACGTGGCCGAAGACAGCCCGACTGACCAGCCGCTGCGCAAGATCATCGGCCAGCAAATGCAGGCCGAGGGCGTCACCCCGGTGATGATCGCGCACCCACAGAAAAAGGGCGAGCTGGTGGCCGCGTTGCCAAACGAGGTGGTGTTGCGCCTGCTCAAGACCGTGGAGGGCCAGGCCCAGGCCGCCAAGACGGTGACCAAGGAAGTGCGCGAGTTTGCCAATGAAAAGAAGGCCAAGGCCGAGCGCAAGGCCAAGGAGCAATATGAACAGGAGTGGCGCGACCAACTGGTGGCCCACACGTGGGGTGTGATGTGGCGCTCTGACGACCTCGTGACGTCCTTCACCTTCAATGTCGAGGTGCATCGCTACGTCGCGCTCAAAGTAGCACACAGCCTCAGCACCGAGCAATCGGCCAAGGTGTGCAAGCTGCTCCACCTGGACAAAGTGGGCTCCCACAGCGCCCTGCTCGACCACATCAAGACCAGCGCTTTGCCCGATGCGATCCACATGCTGATGATCATGGTGCACGACAGCAACGCCAACGATTTTTCATATAGCGACCGCATTGCCAACGAAGGCATGCATCTGGTTACCGGTGTTGTGCTTGGCAGCGGGCTCAAATCCACCACCAAGGACATTCAGGCCGAATCGCTGGCTAAGCATTTCCCCAAGGTGAAGGAAGAAAAAGCAAATGTCGCGACCGCTCCCGCTGCGCGGCCGAAGGAGGGACCGGGAGGAAACGGGGGTAAAGGGTCTGCATCCAAAAAACCACCCGCACGCGCGGCGAAGTTGTCGGCCGAGGAGGCAACACTAGGCATCGCTGCCGCGATGCAAGGCGTCGAAGGGTCAGCTTCCGCTAACGCGGTGGCGCTGCCTGCTGAGCCAGGAAGCGCGGCGGCGCGGCAACTGCTCGGTATCGGCTTGGCTATCGGCACACGGGTCAAGGCCTTGGCGGGCAAGCCAAAGGGGAAGGAAGGCGAGGTTATCCAAGACCTGGGCGACGACTGTTATCGCGTCAAGATCAAAGGCATCAGCGTGGCGATGAGCTTCCGCCTGGAGCAGCTGGAGGTTCTGGCATGACCACAACACGCAACGGGCTTCGAGTCCCCCGCCGTGCACGCTGGCCGCGTGTGGTGAACACCTTGGATATAGCCATGAATGGGGCGGCAAAAATTGACCGGCGGGATGTAGACGAGCTGCTGGCCGCCGTGCAGGCTGCATTCAAGTCGCTGCGCGAAGGAGTGGCCACGATGCACCAATGGTCGATCCTTGCGGGCAGTTTGGACGTGGCCAAGGCGATCGAACGCCAGGGCGTGGTGCGCGGCCTGCACGAACACTTGGCCAGCGCGGATACCGCCCTGCAGTCCATCTACAAACGCGCCCGCAAGGTAGATGGCTGGAAGCCCACCGCCCTGCACTTTCATGAGCTTGACGCTGTGCGCGAGTTCGTCAACCTACACGCCTTCCAGATCCGCAAACTCAGCCGTGCTGAGTTTGACCAGGTCGTCAATGCCGCAGCCGGCATGATCCGCAGCAATGGCGGGCGGGCTTCGGTCATTCGGATGGTTTCAGGAGCGGCGGCATGAACCAAACACGCATAGGTAGCCTGATTGAGGCGTTGATGAATGTTGTCATTGGCTTCTTGGTCAACATGGTCGCTAACTTCGTCATCCTGCCTTTAATTGGCTTTCACATCACGTTGGGTCAAAACTTTTTCATTGGCGTTTTGTACACGGTGGTTTCGGTGGTGCGGTCGTACACCATTCGCAGATTTTTTAACAATCGCTTGCACGTGACCGCGCAAAGGCTTGCCGGGAGAGTCTTATGAGTAGCCTCAAGATTAACGTGAAGGTGCGCGGCCGCACATCGCTGGCCATGCTGGTGTTTGACGGACAAAAGGAGGCTTGGGTGCCCCTGAGCCAGATCCAGGAGGTGATCGAGGAGTCTGGTCTTTTTGGAGATGAGGTCACCGCGATTGTGGTGCCCGATTGGGTTGCGGCCGAGAAGGGTTTGCAGCAACTGCAGCAGGATGACGACACGCTGGATCTGTTTGGGGGGGATGTATGAAACCGCGTCGCAAATGGACCCCCTTGGAAGAGGCGCTATTGGTCGATCTGTACCCCGATGTGCCTTGCTTCGACATTGCAGCGCTATTGGAACGTAGCTATAGCAGCGTCTACCAGGCAGCAGATCGGCTCAACCTTGCCAAGAGCGAGGCATTTTGGGCAAGTGAGCGCAGTGGACGTATTCAGCGCGGCAAGCAGCTGCCGGCCATGAAGGCGTCGCAGTTCAAACCCGGCGGCGAGCCATGGAACAAAGGAGCGCACTACACCGCTGGCGGCCGCTCTGCTGAAACCCGATTCAAGAAGGGGTTCCGTCCCCATACTTGGCAGCCCATTGGTACCTATCGAATCAGCGGCGACGGAGCTTTGGAGCGCAAGGTGACCGACTTGCCGGGCGCAAATCATGTGCGCTGGCATCCGGTGTCGCGCCTGGTGTGGGTGGCCGCGAATGGGCCTGTTCCAGATGGGTTCATGGTGGTCTTTAAACCAGGTTGCAAGACCAAGGTGTTGGCGGAGATCACTCCAGACAAGCTGGAATGCATCACACGTGCCGAGAACGCAAGGCGCAACCACCCCAACAGCAGCAATCCAGAGTTGGGCAAGCTAATCCAGCTCAAAGGCGCGATCACGCGTCAAGTCAATCGCATCAGCAGAGAACACAAAGAAAGGTCGGCATCATGAGCGGAAAAACCCCGGCGGCAAAGCCACATATCGAGCAGGTGCGCCAAAGCCTCCTGGACACCTTGGCAGACCTTCGCAGTCGCGAAAACCCGATGGACATTGAGCGGGCTAAAGCAGTGGCGACAGTCGCCAGCGTGCTGGTTGACACTGCAAAGGTTGAGAACGAGTACCTCAAGCTCACGGGTCAAGATCGTAGCGATTTTCTGGAGATTCCGGCAGACCCGCCCGTGGCGCATCTGGGTGTGTCCGAATCGCCCGCGCCGCGCAATGGCATCACCGCGATTACACGCCATCACTTGCGAGGCTGAGTGCAAATGACATTCCCCGCAGAATTGGCCAAGATGTACGTTGATCGTGCTGGCCAGCCCTACCAGCCCAGCAATGGCACCGAGGGAGAAGTATTCTGGTCTGAGTGGTGCCGCAAGTGCTCCAGGGACAGCGCCATGCGCGCAGACGCGGATCTGGACGACTGCGACGACAACGAGCAGTGCGAGATCCTGGACGCATCATTCCGTGGCGAGGCTAAGGAATGGCTATTCGGAACCGATGGTCAGCCGATATGCACTGCCTTCCACGAATTTGGTACGCCAGAGCCCTTCCGCTGCCCTGCCACTACTGACATGTTTGGAGATGCATCGTGAACGCCGCATGGAAGCCCCTGGCCCAGGCGTATCACGCCCACCACTTCCACTGCCCCACCTGCATCGCTGCTGGCATTGGGCATGGTCAACGCTGCAGCATTGGCGCCCCATTGTGGAACGCTTACCAGGAGAGCGCGTCGTGAGGATCTTCCGCATGTTTTGGTTCATGCATCTGTTGTGCCAGTTCCGCTGGTACAGGCGCTGGTACGGCGGCCGGTGGGAATACCACTACATCGAGATCTGCCACAGCGACATGTGGCTGGATATGACCCCGCCCCGCTGCTGGCCAGTGTGGCGGCAACCTTGCTCTTTCGGCACCCCCACTGTCGAAGATTACCCATTGTCCACCAGGAGGGGATCATGA